GCTCCAGGCAATGGGACGCATATATCTCATCCACAGAGCCATCAACAATTCCTTCCAACTTTGAAAGATCGCTTTTTATGTCTGCGTCTGGATGAACATCCACACACAAAAAGCCTTCAATTTTAGTTGTTCTCCCACCCAAGTTTAGTTTCATGCTACTTTTTCGGCTTTTTGGGTTTCTTTTTGCACGCCATTGACAATCTCCTTGATTATGTCCAACTCGAACTGTTGAAGGTATTGGTGGCACGGAACGTAAAGACCGCAATCCCCGGCATGTTCCGCCTCTGGGAAGTCACCGAGTTTATGCCCAAACCGCTTGTATGCTTTCTCCTGTGTCGGCAACGAACTGAAAAGATTCCGGCATTCAACCCCAGCGGACTCAAGACGCTGAATCATTAAGTCCCGTTCTTCGCGCGATTCGCAAATTACAGGGAAAGCGTGGGGAGATATATCAAGAGCATCGTCACCGCCGAGGTAAACATAGTTGTCCCGGCGTTTCTTTATGTCCAAATCAACCGTCTTTAAGGCTTCAATCCCAAGAGCGGCTTGGATGGATGTCATCTTCCCGTTAAAGCCGATAACGTCAAAGTGGAAGTCTCGGCCAGAGTTTTTCCCGTGATTCCTCAGCTTTTTGGCAAGATCGGCGTAGTCTTTGTTGTCCGTTACGATCATCCCTCCCTCTCCCGTTGTCATGGTGTGGGAAGGGAAGAACGAGAATGTGCCCATCGCGCCATAAGTCCCGAGCTTCTTACCGCCCCAAGACGAACCCATCGCCTCGCAGGTGTCCTCAAGGACAGGGATCTTGAATGAAAGCGGGATCTTCGATGGAATGCCAAGGAGGTGAACGGGAAAGACGCATAGATAATGATCGCTCTCCCTCGGTTCATCGTCGTAGAATACAGGGTTAAGTCCGTTGTAAATGACGGAGTTTAGGTGAGCCGCAAACGTATGGGCTGGGAAAAGAACGTCTTTCTTGTAAGGGAAGACGTTCTTTAGGACAGCCAGGGCAATCGTGTCCGCCATTGTCCCCGAACTAACAGACACGGCGTATTTGGAGCCAACCCACGCGGCGAAGTCGCGCTCAAACTCCTCGACAGTCTCGCCCTGGCCGATACGCCCAGAACGCAAAACGGATTCAACCCGCTTTATCGCGGCTTCGCTCACAAAAACTTCCGTCAAAGATATCTTCTTCATCATTGGGCCTCATCCCTGCCTTTCCCGCTAAGGAATGGCAGGGTCAAGCTCAACTCTTACAGGAACTCGTGGGTGTACAGAATCACGCCAGCGGACGGGTTCAAAGCAGCCGCCGCAGCAGTGATCTTGTAACTCAACGAACTCACCGTGTTATAGATGTTGTTGGAATCCGCACCACTAACCAGGTACATTTCCAACCCATTCAAGGCTTCGGTAATGCCGAAGGCATCCTGACCGCAGATAAAGGTCAAGTTCACGGAGTGCGCGGCAACGGCATAGCGAGGGCAAAGGTTGGAAGTCACCCAGTCCACGCCGTCCGTATATCCCACCTGACCAACCCACATGGTCTCCTTAGCCAAACCGCTTTGCGCGTTCCAGTCAGTCCAGTTCGGATCGCGTTTTAGGGTGTGGATAAAGTTCGTGTGGGCGTAACCGAAGAATCGCCCGTTGGCAAACGGCTTCGCATTTTTGGAGCGAAGGACACGAGTGCCTTTGCGGATCGAGGTCATCGACGCAACCGCCGAGATGGACGGAGCGGCTTTATTGACAGCCGACAAGCGGGCGCAAGACGTGCCAAACACCGCAGGGAATTGGAACTGTCGGTTCGTGACGTTGCTCGTCCCCGTGTTGGCGCAGAACGAAGACGCCAACGAAGACATGACGGAAGACAGAACAAGCGTGGTGGAACTGTTTTGCGTGTAGAAAACGCTCTTGAAGATACCCGTGTGGCAGATCGACTCATACGTTTCCTTGGCGGAATCGCGGAGTCGGGCCTGCGCACCAGCCTGGGTATCAAGAACGTTCATGTACTCGGCCAAGTCCGTGATCGTGATTGCACGGCCATATTGAGCAATGGTCGCGGTCACACGACGGGAGGACAGAGCCACCGCAACGTTAGAGCCACCTTGGGCAAGCGTCGAAGACGCGCCAGCAAGACGGTTCCAAGCGTTCCAGTAAACAATGTTGCCCTTCCCCTGAGGAAGAGGCGTTTTCATCGCCACATCGTACAAGGGAGTGTTGTTGATAAGCGTCATTAACGCTTTATCAACGAAGTAACCAGACAACTGGTTGTTGTTGGTTGAAGTAGTTGTATTAGCCATTTATTTCTCTTCTGCGCTAAGTTTTGACATCTACGAGAATCTACCTTTGTACATAATGTCCATTTTTTGTTCGATCTGCGATGCTTTCGCGTAATCTCTGTTCTTGATCGCCATACGCAGATCCCTACTCATATCTTCAAGTTCCTGCTCAGGGGACACAGGGGGTACAGAACTCGGAGGAGGGACGGCTTTTGAAGTGCCAAGAATCGGCGTCTTCGGACCAACATGCGCTTGTGTCGGTTGCTGTCCCTTACTTTCCATGAATCGGAGAGCGTCACGGTACGGCGTCGGACTCTGCAAGAGATACGGTCGCGCCCTAAACACTTCCTCGAACCTTGCGGTTCCTTCAGTGAGTATCCAATCGTTCCCATCGGAAGTCAGAGAATCAAGTTCATTGATCTCCTTGGCCTCCCGTGACTGGGTTTCAAGCGATTGGATCTTTTTTAGGTGCGGCTCGATCTCTCTTTGAGCGATGATGCGCGTAAAGGCTGTTAAAGAATCAACATGCTCGGGGTCAATCCCAAACTCCTTGGCAATTCGTTCGCGGTCGTCCGGCGTAAGTTTTCCAGAATTGATCTTTTCAATCGTGGATTCAGCTTCCACCTTAGACTTTTCTTCTTTCAACTGCTCGCTCGATGCCCGGAATTTTTCTCGAAGTTCCTTGTTGAGTTTTATCAGCTTTGCCTGACGTTCTTCTATTCCTTTTTGTAGATGTTCGTTAGATTTAGAAATCTTTTCTTCGTCTAACGACCCGTCCTTGTCCTTATACTGTTGCGGGATATCGACCTTGGTCCCTTCCGTTGGAGTAACGGGGGGAGTGGCGACTTCCTGCACCTGTGCAGGTACTTCGGGAGTCGCAACGATTGGCGGTGTAGGCTCTTGAACGGGCGGATTCTCAAAGGCTTTAATACGCGCCTCGATGTCCGCGACGGTTCCACCATCACTCGTCATCTTCGTTACGTTAGTCCCAATCTTCGTTTCCATAGTTTCTCCTCTTAAGAGTTGGTCCTTTCGGAGTCTCTAAGTTGTGATTCAATTTCCGATTTAACTTCATCAATCATCTTTATCTTTCCGGTGATGATTGAAAACTTTAGTTTCGGCGCGTCCGCTTCGGACAACTTAAGAACGTCATCGGCAAGTTCCGTTCGCCGCTTATCCAGCCAAGCCTGCAGTTCGTTAATGATGCTCATTGAATCCCTTTAAACGAGTTATCAGAAGGGGGAGCCACTTCCCCCGTCTGGGAAGCCGTACTCTTTGAAATCGAAGGTACGCCTTGCCCGGTCGCCATCGGAGTCGGTATCGGACCTTCTGGCATGGCTTTAAGCAAATCGTCAACTTCCGCCATTGTGAAGTCATTGAAATGCCCAAGGCGTTTAAGCAACGGTTTTGGGTCCCAGCCGGGGATAAGAGAGGCGAATAACTGCCCCATACTCGCCAGCGATTGCGCCTTTTGCCCTTTGTTTTCCATCCCGAAGATGTCCGCAGGGACAACGTCATACATATCGTTCGATTCATGCGGAGGTATCACCTTATATAGACGCCATCTTTCTACAATCTCTCCTGGAAGAACCTCGACCGGATGGTTACCAAGGATTCTTTGAATACGCTCAATGCTTGAGTTCTGATAGCTCAATTCCATTATCTTCATAACGGCTTTCTTTAAAGTTAATCCAATAAGATAAGCGTAGACAGAAAACCTGTCATAAGCGGCCTGTCGCGCAAGTTCCATTCCGCCAAGAGTTTCGTTCCCGCCTGTGGGAGTGCCTGACGTTGTAACGCGGTTAGCTGCCGTTGTGTTCTCTATCTGTCGTTCGATTTCAGCCGTTTCCCGAAAACCACCAATATCCACGGGTGGGATTTCAAGTGGGAACACGCCCTGATTTGCGTTCGTGACTTCGTTTCCCTTTAACCGAATAATCGCGCCCGGTGCCGAACGAACTTCCTTCGGATCGCGCAGGAACTTCTCGACGACGACAAGGATCTTATTCATCGTCAAGTTCACGTTATCGACACGCAGGTTGCGGATCTCATTCCCCTCTTCTTGCAACCCTTCGATAAGCTGTGCAATGCCCTTCCCGTAGGTTTGGCCGCAAGGAATATAATCGAACTTGAGGAAAGGCGGTTCCATTGAAGGGTGGGGGTTTTCTTCGCTCGCAAGATAATAGTTGCCGGAAGCAATCATTAGTTTCCCTTCAACAATCTCTTCCGCCTTATCTCGGTCAGACTCGGTTTCTTCCGACATCTTAAGATCAACCCACTTTCGCGGGATCGGTCCCCAGTACTCAAAGACCGTGTGAAGTTTGTTGTAGTCGGGCCGGGCAAGATCGGGGTCGCTTTCACCAATCGCGTACTTCATCGTTACCATGTCCTCGGCAAATTTATCACCCTCCTTTATCTTAAGGAGTTCATCGACCGACTTCTTGTCTATAATCGGCTTACCGTCTGGACTTTTTACCTTGGACAACAACAGAAGCTCGTTATAGGAAACCTTCTGCCGGTGAAGGACACGGCTTAGATCTTTCGCGTTTGGCTCCAAGAATATGTCCCTGATATGGACATTCTCCGCTCGGCATCTATCTTGAACCGTAACCGTTTCCGTCTTTTGCTCAAACCCAATAACTTCAGAAGGATCGTTGATTTCGCCACCCAACATTGATTCAACACCTTCCGCAATACTACGACGAATAGGTTTCATAATTCGTCGGTTCTCTTCTTTGCGTTCCCAATAAAACTTCATAAAGCCGGAACCGTAGATGCAGACCTCTTTCAAAGTCTTGTAGAACTCAAGGCAAAAATCGGATTTGTCTATTTCATAGGCCAAGACAGATGTTTGTAATTCCGCTTGAAGTTCGTCCCCAATCTCTCTTGGATTAAAAGCAAGAGACTGACGCTTTCCCATGAGAATCTTGTAAAGGGCTGAGGTAATGACTTCTACATTCGTCGCCGTATACGGGATAAACATGGTCGATTGCCAAGACTCTTTCTTGGCGACAATCCCAGGATCATAGATATTGTTGTAATTGCGTTCGTACTTATCCCATTTGGCGTGGTATCCATTCGATCCATTGTCTCGCCAGTCGTAGGAGGTTTTGTAAAACTTCCTCACGAACTCGACAATCTCTTGTTTGTGTGTCTCTTCCCAATTTATCGCCATAAATTTACCTTTACCTGTTTTTCTCTTTGCTATAAAACTCCGCAGCACCGACGGAGTTATACAAGAGTTCCTTGGCGTATCTGTCGCCAGCCTTTCTCACTTGTTCTGGAAACGAAACAATCCTCTTATCCTGTTTCTTCGCTTTTAAGGGAACTGGTGCTTTCTGTCTCATTGTCCTCGCCTCCCGTAAAAACGAAAACTATTCTTCGGACGACGCTCAAATGCGAATATCACCAAGATAACTCACGAAGCAAGTCCCCCATGACCAGCCACACGAATACCGCCACCAGAACCACCGCCGACATACGACCCGGTCAGTTCCGTCCCCTGCTGGCCGTATTGAACGCCCGATTGAACCTCACCAACCACGGGAACGTCGATAAACAGCTTGTCCACGCGCCGCTCCGAATCAACGTCAACCACCGTCCCGGAATTTCCCCGGGTCAGTAGGTCAGTTTGTACGCCGGACACAACGTCAGTCAAATAGGCAACGGCCCAGCCCATTTGTCGGCGTCTGTCGCCCCCGTTGTCTGCATCATCAGAGGCCCAAGCCCCAACTTTGTCGAGTCGTAGCTCTCCTCGCCAAGCCGATAGCTTGTCACCGCACCCAACTGCTGAAACGTCCCTTTTCGGCTCATGGCTGTACCCCGTTGTGATACTCAGGCGGTTGCTTCGGTTGTTCCTGACCATTGCCGCCGTCAATGTTCGGACTAAATCCATCGCTGGAAGGATAGTGATAGTTCTTGTCGTACGCGCAACACTTGTCACTTTCCTTGCCAACAATCTTCTTCGACTTCACCGTCTTACACATGCCGCCAAAATCCTTTCCGGCCTTTTCGCTCAACATATGTCCTCCTATCGGTTATCAACCTTCTTTTTAAATTCTGCCGCCGTCACAGCATGGGATACCTTCTTCGGACTCTCCGACCTCTTTTCAGGAACTTCAACAAAGGCCATTAGGATCTCCCGAGCGCATAAATCGGTTTGCGCGCCTCAAAGAAAACAGGGGAATCGACCTGTAACCCCGCCATACACCCATACCGCACAACGTCGAAGTGGTCTTTATAAGGACTCAGAGCGTTCGGTTTCAAGCTCACGGGGTCGCGTTCCCATCGCTCCAAAGCCCTCATCGTGTTCTTGCACCGCGCCTTAACAGCCATCAATGGAAAATTCAGCGTATCCACCGCCCGCGTGTTGTCGTACCGTAGATAGTCCTTCACCTTTTGGATGCCCACTTCCACTTCGTTCTCGCAGTTGTAGGAATCCTGAAACTCCAACCCAAATTTCTCCTCAAGATCCTGTTTCAATGTCGTCCCGTAATCGTTCCGAGCATTCGCAAAATGTCGATCAATGATCTTGAAAGCCACAGGCCCGTTCTCCGCCTCGTCCCGCCGGATAATGTCCGCGTAGTCTTTGATCGACAACCGCGTCTCACGGCACTTGAGCCAATCCTCTATCGGGTACTCGTTATCGAAAACCAGCCGCCCCCGCATGTCCACCCATCCCCACCCCATCGCCCAAGGCTTACCTCGGGCCGGGTCAACCACCAAGAACCTCTGCGCACCAGTAGGCATCTTAATATCGTCCGGAATGACGTGCGCCGTTCGGTTAAAAGCCTTCCCGAGAATCACGCTGCTCAAATGCATCGACTTCCCGTGTACCCTGGCGTCCACCTCGTCGGGGTCCATGTTCTTAATTATTTGCTCGATATGCTCATGCTCTAAATGACCGCGTACACCATGCACCTTGCAGTTGTCTTCCATGTCCGCATAGACAATCCCGCACCGCTGGGTGTGGGAATCCACCAGTTCATCCATAATCCACGCGCTCTGCGTCAGTGGAGTCATAAACATTCCGATGACACCCCCCTTCCGCATCCGCGCCACGGTCGCCCCATACTTGTCCTTGGGCGGCGGTTCGTCAAAAAACGCACCCCCCAACGTCGCCGATTCCCACTCCTTCACGTCCTGCTCGTAACTCATCTTGTCTACCACAAACCCCGTACTCGTCCTGTATTGGCTCACATACGGCAACCCGCCCTTAATCCCCTCGTACTTCCCAGCGGGCCACCACTCCTTAATCGCCAGGTCAATCGCCCCGGTCTCCTTCACGTTGCTCGATTCCGTCCCGATCCGCAACCGTTTCGGAAACTTCCAATTATTGAAAATATCCAACTTAAACCACTCGTTCTGCACACCCCATATGATATTCGCCATCAAATTGATCAAAAACACCGTCTTCCCAGCCCCGTTACCACCGCTGAAAATGCTAACGAAATTGTTTTCAAACATCTTAATCGCTTCTTCCTGCTTCCCGTTAGGAACAAAGAACCGACACCGCTCCTGCTCCTTGCGCCTTGCCAGCTCAGCTACAATCTCTTCTCTAGTTGGCATTTACCATCGCCCCGTCAATCATCTCATCAACAAGGTTCTCAAAACTGTAACTCGGCTCCCACCCCAACAACCGTTTCGCCTTCCGCCCGTCACACCGCAACACAGGAACTTCCCCAGGCCGTTTCTGGCTTGGATCAATCTTTATCACCTTGTCAAAATCTAAATTCATCCGCTTACACACCGCCCGCGCAAACTCCTCAACACTCCGCGTCTCTCCAGTCCCTACCACAAAATCATTCACAGGAGCCTGGTTCATCAGCCACATCGCCTCCACATAATCCGCCGCATGACCCCAATCCCTCCGCGCTTTCATGTTCCCCAACTCCAAACAGTCCCGCTTCCCAGCCTTCACCTCCAACAAACCCCTACAAATCTTCTGCGTCACAAACTCCGCCCCACGACGCGGACTCTCATGATTAAACAGTATCCCACAACTGATCCCCATCCCATACACCTGCCGATAGTACTTCGCCGAATAATGCGCCCCAACCTTCGCCACCCCGTACGGACTCACAGGA